TATTGTGCCTAACTCAGCAACATAGTTTTTATAGTCTTGCTCGGTTACGACTTCTTGTGGCAAATATAAGTAACCAAGGTCTTTAGCTGTTTTAGTAGGGTCTGTTCGGTAGATGAAACTAACACCTACATAACAATCCCAGTTTAATAATAGCCAATCAATAATTGCTGGAACTTCTGTTGGATCATAACTAATAGTTACACTAGTATTTTGTTGATTCCAACTAGTTTGTATTAACTTATATTTTTCTAACTGCTGAATAGCCGTATCTAAGTTAACTTCTTTACCATCTACTTTGTCAAAAGGTACACCATCCCAGGATACTGGAAAGGTAACAAGAACCCCTGAATCATCAACAGGATGATTAATAACCCGATAGTTAGCTTGACGAAGTTTTTCAACAACTGGGTCATGTTTGCTAAATTGAACATTATTGAAAATGTACTTTCCTAGTGGTTTGTGTACGCCTTCTGTGGTATCCATGATCTTTGACAATGTACCACTTGGTTTAACACAAGTAATATTTTTAGGGCTAGGTAAGCCGAGTTCATTAGCCATACCAATCGCTGCACCAGTTGCTGTACGTTTTAAGTATTCATAGTCATAGCTTCCCATATCAGGACGCATTGCAATACCTGTTAAACCCACTCCGCAAAGTCGCATAAAGTAGTTGTTGAGATGCCAAGATTCTTGTAGTATCCCGTCCTGAAGATTGACACAGGTTTGTCGGTAGTTGGCACGAGCTGCCAATCGTATAGCGTTGTGTAATCCGGCAGTATTGCCTTTGAATTTGGCAATGTCAGTTTCGGTAAGATTACAGAAACTCTTATTGCCGAGTAAGATTTCAACGCATGGGTTAGCCCCCTTAAACCAAGGGGCACGTCTAAGAGCTTCGACTTCATTAATAAATCCTGGTTCTGATCCACCTGCTTCAACCATCATACCAAAGATGCGTTCTAGGTCTGATTTAAGTGGTTTTTCTTTAAATACTAGCGAGTTGTTTGATTGTGTGCGGTGTGCATTATTATGCAACCACCAATCTTTTTTGGCTACAGCAAATTCTTCCCATTCTGGTTGACCGTAATCGAAAAGTGCGATTTCAGCACTACGACGACTAGATAGAATGGTACCAAGATGATTAACGATATCAAGGATATCCATACGAGTAAGCAAACTATCAGCGCGACCATTAAGTATATTGGCGATAGCAAGATAAGCAGTGCTAATTGCAGTATCACCTGAACTAATCCAACCATAACCTTTTAACCTTTCACCAGCAGGTCTAAGCTGACTAAAATCCAAAACCAAAGTACTAGCAGGATACTTCCCAGCAAGTAACTTTCCGATCGATTTAGCCCAGGCTTCTGCACTGTCTCCAACTTGGATAGTCCAAGTTTTAGTTTCTGCATCCCAGCTTTCCATATTGTCTTCATTGCCACCTTTATCTGTACGAGTAGATCGTATAATTTTAATATTTTTAATAGGTTTAGCAAAGCCGTTTAATGTGCCTACAATTGGTTTAAAGCCTACGCCACAACCTTGTAGTAGCAGCCATAAACAATCAACTACATCATATACAGTTTCAACGTGTGTAAAACTGCAATTAAACTGTGATGCTTCACGAGTCTTAGCAACATCAGTTCCACCTAGCCAAAGTGTACGACCACTCATACATACTTTACGATCTAGCATTAGTTGCTCAAGGTCGTATAATTCTGCGTATTCGATGTCATTTAAGTCGCGTCCGACTGCTCTGTTCCATAACCACTCTTGGTGGTCAATTACTCTGGCTACTGTTTCTTGCCATGTTTCAAATTCTTTTCCGTCGTCTGAAGTTGGGCGATTGTATGTACGACGTGTAATTACTTGTGCTCTTGTTGAGGGTATATTCATCTTATCCTTAATTTATTACTTACAAGGGCCAATTACAAATCCACCGGCATCAGGTTTACAGGTACTTGGTAGTGGTGTACAGGGCCCAACTACAAATCCATCAGTACAATAATTGATTATTGGTTGAGTTATAAGTGTAGGTCCTATTACCACAGGCGGAGTTACAGTAACTGTTGGGCCTACTACCGGACCTGTTACAAATGTTACTGTGGGCGGTGTAGGACCAACTACAACAGGGCTAGGAACAGTGCCGCTGGGTCCAACTACAAACTGCGGTACAGTGGGTGCAGGTGGTGGGCCGACTACAAACGGTGGGGGAATGTCAGCAAGTGTTTGAGCCGATAATTTTACCATTTGTGGTGTTGATGGTTCTGTTGTAGTGCCTCCACCGCAGGCAGTTAGTGCTAACAGCATTAACAGTAATGTAATTTTTCTCATTTTTTATCCTTAATTGCCTGTAGAACCAAAACCGCCGGTTCCACGTGCTGTGTCATTCCAAATATCTTTAAAGTCTACTAGTTGAACTGGTTGAATTACCAGTTGAGCAATTCTATCGCCTAGCTCGATTTTATACGGGTCTTCTGAAATATTTTTTAGCAAAACTTTTAAATTTCCACGATAATCACTATCAATGACTCCAACCCCATGTGGGATTGTAATGCCTACTTTACCTTGCGAACTGCGATTATAAATAAAGCCAGCAAAGCCTCGTGGAATTTTTATCGCTACTCCTGTATCCACAAGTTTTTGTTCGCCAGGATAGATTTCGCAAGCCTCAAGGCTAAATAAATCTGCGCCAGCATCTGTGCTGTATGCACGTTTTGGTAGTTTTGCACCTGGCTGTACCATACATTCTAATACTGGATTATTATTATAATAGATACTATTACTACTAATTCCTACTATTGTTCCATTCATTTTATGTATTCTCTTAAAATATTATTAATTGTTTTACAGTTATCAACTCCGACTGCTTCCTCACAGTGAGTAACCAAATCCATTAGTTGATAGTTTAATTGTAGCTGATCTTTACATTTGTTCAGCTCTTGTATATATTTATACTTGCCGTTTAGTGGGATGCTGGCAATAATATCCCATGTTGACCCAAATTCCTGGACTAAGCTATGTGCACGTTTGGGGCCAATCGAAGGTACACCAAAAACATTGTCACCAGTATCACCCATTAGACATTTAACGGAGATATACTCATCTTGTGTCCAGTCATAGTGATTTGCCCAGTTATCATGTGTTACTTCTTTACGGGTAACATAACTAAAGCGACTTACACCAGGCTCTACAAGAAGATCCCAGTCTTTATCGCTCGAAATTAGCCAAATTTCATCAAAATTCATTGAGTTTTTCTGCGAAACTATATAGGCTGCAATATCATCAGCTTCAACTCCTTGGAATTTGATAACCGGATAATCTGTATTAGCTTTGATATGTTCTAGTGTAGCTAAGAAATCTTCAAAAAATAGTTCGAAGGCTGCTGCTTCTGCTTCAGTTTGTTCTGCTTGTTTATCTTTACGATTTTGCTTGTACTCAGGGTATAGCTCTTTACGATAGCTACTAGCACCTTGATCACATGCCATAATAACATGACTAGCCTTGTAGCTTTTCTTTAAGCTATTAACAGTGCGAAGATAGTCTTCAGCAAAGTCAGTAGCACCACTATGCTTGTAACGAAATGCTAAATTTAGCGAGTCTACAATAAGCAGAGTATTAGTTGTTTTGGTAATTTCTTGAAATGATTTCATTTGTATTTTTGTGGTTTAAGTTGTAATTATACACTGTTTAACCACAGAGTTCAAGTCACAAATTCTGGTTGCTCATACTTTAACCAGTCCTCTAGCAGTGCCACATAGAACTCATGAGTTTCATGATTATAATATAAGCAGCGGTAGTCTTGACTATTTGGCATACTATCAAATGCTACAAATACTTTACTTCTGTTAAATTTAAAAATCAATAAAGGTTTTTTATCTACTTGCTTGCCTTGACGAACAGTTTGTTCCCAAAATTCTACTAATTGTGGTGTTTTTGATGTTAGTAAGTGGGAGTTCAAATGGTCTTCTGCATAACCTTTTACTTCTACACACCAAAGGTTAGTTTGCCCAGGAACGTATAAATCACCCTTTAACAAATGTTTAGGATCTAAAGCACCAGAGCCAGGTACTCGTTCCCACCCTAAACCAGTGGATTTTTTCAAGAGATCACGTACCGTTGTTTCAGTACGTGCGCCCTTAGCTCTAGCGTCTACTACCATTACACCTCTATTTGTGATATGTTGTTTTTCTTAACAACGTTAATTTTTTCTAGTAGCGGATGGGTAAATCCGTGAGATACTAGGAAGGTGTTTAAGTACTCTTCTTTTAAGAGTACTTCTACTAACTTTTCCTTGCCATCTACATCTAGTGTTTCGACAGTTTCATCAAGAATAAGTAAGTTAATACGAGAACTTGATAATGATTGCATTAATTTACGAATAGCCAGTAATGTTGCTACGTTTACACGAGCACGTTCACCGCCACTTAATGCTAGAATATCTATGTCCTTGCTATTATCTGTGATAACTACATTGAGTTTATCACTAGAACTAATACGAAAGGCAATCTGAAATCTGCCATCCGATAAATCTACTAAGTACTGGTTTGTTAATTCTTCTAGATCTTTAACCAAGCACTCAATTTTATATGCCACTAATCCCGTTGTAGAAAAGGTTTTTGATAAGATATTAATTAAACCCATCTTTTCAGATAGTTCGTGCATAGTACCTGAATACTCTTCTAAGTCTGCATTCATTTCTATCAATTGATTAGATACTATATCTACTTTGGCATTATGAGCTTCCGCTTCACGATTTTGCTTCTCGGCTTTGGTAATGGCAGTTTTTAATTCAGTAATCGTATGCTGAAGATCATCAAATTGACGTTGTAAATCATGCTTGTCTAATAAATCTTCGGATAAACTAACGTCAATTAATGCATGATACTTTTCCCAGTCTTCTTTGGATTTACTAGCTTTATCCCACTCAGAAACTTCATCAGCCATTTTAGCTTCTTGTTGCTTAAATGTATTCAATGCCTTAGTAATACTTTCTAGTTTATTAGCAGCTTCTTCTTGCAAAGCTTCTTGCTCAGATAAGAGTGCTGCAATTTTTGCACTGTCAATAGCTTGTAAACAGGTTGGACAAGTACCCGATAAACCATGCATTTTTTTAATAAAAGCCTGAGAATCTTTTATAATTTTATTGTTTTCAACCTGCTCTTTAGTAGCTGTAGCTTTGTATGCTGATAAATCTTCTACTACTGGTACTGGTGGGATTGGAAATAGTTTTAATTTACTTTGTATCTGTTTATACGTATTATTAGTAGTAATCTTTTTATTAGTTTGCTCTAGATTAGTTAATTTAACTGTAATTTCAGACTGATCACTAATAAGATGATCTGCAACTACAGGTACTTCTACATAGTTTTTAGGTGTAAGATCAGTTTTACCGTATTTATCTAGCCAACTATTAACAGTTTTAACTTGAGATTCAACTATGGAAATTTCTTTAGTAAGTTCTTGAGCTACATCTTTAAATACTTCCTGAGCCTTAGTATATCTACTTAAGCTAAGTAATTCTATAAGGAACTTTTTTCTTGCCGTGTCTGGCGCAGTAAGAAATTCTAAGCTAGAAGCACTTGATTGGTACACGATTTGTGCAAAAGTCTTGTGATCAAAGCCCAAAATGTCTTCAATCATCTTATATGTTGCTGTAGCAGTATGTGCTGAAATATCACTTTCGAACTTAAATAGTTTTACACCTTGTGTAGTACCACGAGTAGTCTTGATTTGATATTCTGTACCATCCTTGTCAAAATCTAACTCAATTGAATATGATTTATCTTTGACATAGCGGTTAAGAATATCGGCTTTTTTAATGCCCTTGCTGTTCTTGTTAAATAGTACTTCTTCAAGAATTAATGCCACACTTGACTTACCGTGTCCATTCTTACCCACAAGTTGTGTAAGCGGACTATCAATAAAACTTACTACATTATCTTTGCCATATGAAAAAGCATTAGACCAGCGCAATGTTTTTAATGTAATCATGCAATAATCCTATTGTTCAAATTTATCAGCATAGTTTTGCATCTCTTGGAGTACATTTTCTACAGTTACTGTGGGTAATTCTAGAATAAAAGTTAAATATTCTGATACTTCTTCTGATATGGTCATAGTAGGGTCAAGAATTAGTGCTGATTCTGTGGCTCGTTTGATTACCTTTTTATCAATCAAATCAGAGTTTTCTAGTTCAGCTAACTCAGCCATATCACCTTCAATTTCATACATAGTATGATGATAATTAGTAGCAGGCTTTTCATCATAAACTCCCACAGTCTTACGAATAAGCTGTGGTAATTCTAGTTTTAACCATTCGTGTGAATGTGTATTAGTATCAAACAAAATAGTCCCAGTATCCACAGTATGTCGATGAAAACTCGTTGTGATAGGGCTGCCAGGATATAATATATTACGTTGCGAATTTTCATACGAATGTAAGTCTCCTGCTAGTACAGTTTGCCAACGATTAAAAATATCTAGGTCAATTTCTGGCTTTACATGAGGAGGAATTTCTCCCCTTACGTGGGTACATAAAACTTTTTCGGCAAATGTAAATTTCGTTTTTTCAAGTTCTTTTAGTTTATTATAGGGAACGAAATCAACGCCTTTAATAGTACAAAAATCATCTACGATTGAGACTAAAGGATTAAGGCGTGAAGTCACAACTTTTAAATTTGTTAAAAAAGTTGTGTCTTTCTTTACAGCTTCGTGATTACCTGGATAAATTACAGTTTCTACTATACAACTGGAAACAAAATTAAAGTAAGTTTCTAGTTCTTCCATATTAGGAAGTTTATCAAATATGTCTCCGCCTACAACAAATAAATCACACTGTTTTTGTTGTTCTCTGAGCTGTTCCCAGAGCATATTAAAGCGATTTTTAGCCCATTCAATAGGTACGTTTTTTTGACCTAATTTAATGTGCACATCCGCTGTGAATAATAATTTCATAGTTTATGAGGCAAAAAAGCCCGGTAAGCTTTAAGTTTACCAGGCTAGTATGTTTTATTCCAAATCTTTAACTGCTTCTTTTTCAGCTTCTGTTGCAGTTTCGTCAGCATCAGCACCTGCGGTGATTTTTTCTAACAAAGCACGAACTTCGGCTTCTGTAGGACGAATATATTTTTCGTCCACTGTTTTTTCTGCATCAGCTAGATCTCGTTCAGCTTGTGATAACTTGCGTGGTTTGCAACGCAATACTTGAAGTTGATATTCAACGTTAAAAGCCAGTGGGCCTGTTTTAACACGTTTAAATACAACATCCCAACCAGTATCATAGTCAGTTGGATCGCCTAAATCTTCAGCAGCAGAAAGAATTTGTTCAAATAGTTTTTTCTTTAAGTTAAGTGCTTTAACTTTGCCATCTTTAGGGTCAATACAGTTAATAGAGTAGCTCCAGCTGCATTTAGCATCAGGAAAGAACTCATTAACATGATCTACTTCTAAATTATCAAATTTTTCTTTTTCACGATTGAAAGCCAAGCACTCAACCGGAATATCTTTATTATTAGAACCTTTTAGCCAGTAGACATAACGTGGTAAAACACCACCAATCAATCGTACTATATTTTCACCATCTTTATACTCAAAAGCTTCCACTTTATTAGACTGTGCTTTGCCTTTTGTATTTTTAAAGCTGATTGTTGCCATTTGTTAATTCCTCGTATTTGAATTTAATTTGTTTGTTTGTGATTTCAAGCAGTGGATTTGAGTCCAATGCGGGTAAGTTTAAATCGGTAAAATAGGTTAAATCTAAGTATTTAAGTCGGTGTGATTTATAAAGTGAATAATCTCTGCGTGCCGCTAATCTTAGATATTGCGCTAAATAACGAATATCTGTAGTCTTGTCTGTGAAAAAGCTTTCAGGGTTTAACAAAAAACTACTGCCTGCTAATGATTTCTGAATTGGCTTATAAACGCTGTGCTTATGTTTTGCTATTGTTCGTTTTTGCCAATGAAAGCGAAGAGCCTGCAACATATAGTCTGGGTCACAAGAAGTTTCTTGCTCTAGTACTAAAATGTTGAAAAATAGAGTCATAGTCTGTCTTTCAGTAATAATTATAACACTTTAGGCAACACTTGACAAGTGAATTTTTCATTAAACTGAAATAATTTCCCAGCCTTTACGCATATACAGCCCAAGCCTGTCGTTATTTTGTTTCTTATCAGCCCAACCAGAAAATTGTATATCAATCACTAGTGGATTTAGTTTGCCTTCATGTATTCGCATAACACGACCTACAATTTGTTCAAGTAAACTATCGTTGCTCATTGGCACAGCAAGAATTACGCAACTAAGGATGTTAACAGATATGCCTTCTGAGAAGATTTGCCTGGAGCCACATACACACTTTTTTTCTCCACTAAGGAGTTGCTCTTTGGCTTTTTGCCTTTCTTCAAGCTCGGACCCTCCAATAACCAACACACTTTCGTCACCAACATATTCTGAAACCTTTTCTAAGAATTCTACCCTGTCTGCAATAACTAATACACTATGTCCAGCATCCATTTGGGTTAATGCCACACTAGCAATAAATCGACGATAATCATCGTTTTGAGTAAGATCATTGATCTTTTCTACCCAAGTTGCACCAGGTTTTAATGTTAAACCTGGTTTAATAATTTTGACTTGTGGAGTCATTGTATTAGACTGCGGGGGCTTAACAACGTGTTGTCCAAAGTAGTCTCCAAATACAATGTGTTTTTGGTCTTTGCGTACCATTGTGCCGCTAAGGGCGATTCTATACCTGGCGTGGAAGCTATCAATGATAGCAGCAAATGTGGTGGCAGGACAGTGGTGGGCCTCATCGAGGATAACACACCCAAACTCCTTAGATAAAGATATAGAATGCTTAATAAGGGTTTGTACGTTTGCGATTGTAATGAAGTGATCTTCATAATCTAATTCTCCTCCACCAATAATACCACACTTAATGCCAAATAATAACTCTACTTCTTCACACCACTGGTCTCGTAATGCGGCTGTGTGGGTAATAACCAGGGTTTTTTGGCCGAATTTATGAGCAAGGTGTAGTGCTGTAAATGTTTTGCCCCAACCAACCAGTGCGTTAATAAATACTGTGTCCGAGACTTCGTCATATACAACCTGCTGTTCCGGACGAAGTGGAAACTTTGGTGTAGGAAAAGGCACAGGTACAGTGGTACGTTTGTCAAGTACTTCATAGCCTTCTGGTATTAGGTCTTGCCGTCCTTGTGGTATTGATAGGATACCTTTGGGCAATAGCTTATAGTTCTTGATTGTTTCAACTGTGGCAAACTTTTTACTGCCAGTATCTTTTTGTATTTTATACGTTAGGGCCTTGATGATGGCTTTAGTTTCCGGTATACCTGGATTGTCCATGTATATTCGGTTACTTATTACTGCTTTAGCCATTAAATCATTCTCCAACTTTCTAGTGGTTTATCTTTGTATAATCCGTAAAAAATATAACTTAGCCCACACTGTAAAACTGCTGCATACTCTGCATCTGCATCCGGCTTAAACACAGTTTTAAATCGTTGAGCAATTCCTTCTAGCTCAACAATTGCACCTAAACCTTCTGTGGGCAATACTTTTGTTATTCGTCGTACTACTATTCTAGCGCGACGCGTTTTGGAATACTGAAACAGTGTGCCTAAGCTATCAATAAACCAAGTAGTTTTTTTAGCAATTTTTAACAAATCACCTAAAAAGTATATAGCTTGACGAATTGGAAACAGTTGAGTTTCTTGCGTTAATAGTTGTAGCCTTCTACGGCTTAGGGTAGGCTTGTCAATATTGGTATCGTCTACTATGCGTAATGTAGCAGTATTTGTATTAGTGTCTAAATCAGTATACTCAGTAGTGTAATAAATTACACCATTATCTCGTTGAGGTTCTCGCTCACCTAGCCTGAATACGGGCCAAACGATCTGTTCTAAGTTCATATACTTCCTCAAAGTGACCAAAACTGTAGTCTTGCCCAATGTCTTGGTCTACACCAATTGGGTAACCTTTAATAGAACAACCTAAATCTTTTTGTGTATTACGCTTTAAGATTTCACAGTATTCTACTACAGCTTCGTCTTTTACAATCGCAACAATTGAGTCATGTACTAGCATAAATATTTTAGCATCTAAGCCTTTTGCTTTAACTTCATTAGCAGTAGCCATAGCACCAAACAAGTTCATATCTGATGCTAGACTTTGTACTTCAGCATTAATACCACTACGAACTTCGTGTGCAGCAATACCTTTGTCACTAGAAAATACATTAGGTAGACGACGTTTACGGCCAAAAAAGCTATAAGTATAACCATTAGCTTGAATGAACTCCTTGCGTGAATCCAACCAACGCTTTAGTTTACTAAACTTTGTAAAGTACGCTTTAATATCCGCCTGGGCTGTATCGAGGCTGTAATACTCACCCGTTGCTTTAGTGACAGTTTCTGAAACCTTTTTTGCTCCACTTCCGTAAAGAATACCAAACGAAATAGCTTTAGCCGATTGTCGCATTGCTGGGTATAATTTTTTAACGTCTTCAACTTGGCAAGGAAGTGCAAAGACCATGTGTGCAATCGTCGAGTGGAAGTCCCCGCCACCAGAAAAGACTTTTTGTAGGTTAGTATCGCCAGATAATACAGCCGCATAATACATCTCTGCTGTTGTTAAGTCTTGTGAAACTATTTTGTAACCCAGTGGTGCGGCGATGCATCCTTTAATAATTGGGTCGTCGCGTGGTATCTGTTGAGCATTAAATTTACCGGAACTAGACAAGCGCCCAGATGTGGTAAAAATAAGATTAAAATTTGTACGGATACGTTCATCTTTGTCTAGTTCAGGTAGAATTTTTTGAATATAAGTATTTTGAATTTTACCAAGCTGCCGCACATTTAGAATAGCAGCAGGCAATGGATGCTGATCTGCCATTTCTTTCAATACTTCAGCATCGGTTGAAATAGCACCTGTAGCAGTTTTCTTACCATTATGCTGTAATCCAAGATAATCAAATAGCACAGTGCGTAATTGCATTACACTATTAGGATTAAAGATTTTACCTGCATCTTGTTCAAAGCGTTTAACTTCTGCAAATTGATAAACAATTTCTTTAGCATCTTGGATACACTCATTTAAGTAAAGATCGGCAGCCATCATGCGTTGACGATGAATTGGTATACCAACCTCTTCCATGTCCATTAGAAATAGTGTACCATCAACTAGTAGTTTTTCATAAACAAATCGTAGCCTGTCATTCTTTTGTACCAGTGGCCAAAATTTGTGAAACAAATCAAAAGTAACCGCAGTGTCAATACTAGCATACTGTGATATAACATCAAATGGAATCAAGTCATATGTAAAATCATCCTGAAGCATACCATGCGTTGCACAATACTCTTTCTTGAAAATATCTAATTCAGTATCGTAATCACCATAATCTGTGTACTTTAGAGCTAATGCTTTTAATCCATGGCCGTCATTTTCATCTAGTACATAATGTAGTAGCATAGTATCATGTACTCTAGCGCGATCAAAATCAATTCCAAGATGATACTTAATCATCTTGAAGTCAAACTTCATGTTATGAAATACTGTAACAAAGTTATCAGCAATTCTTTCTAATAAACCAATACATTCTTCATCTAAGCAATCAGTTTCAATATACCGACCTTGATGCGTTTTATAAGTTAACGAAACGCCTAGTACATAGCCATCACGTGGGTAAAGAGCAGTTGTTTCAGTATCCCAAGCAACAAAACCTTGAGCATTGTCTAGGATTTCATTTAAAAAGCGTTTAGCTTCCTTTGTATTACTAATACCTGCATAGTCACCGTTTGCATTAGGTTTAAGATCACCATTAATATACTTGTGAATCTTATCACATGCACGTTGAAAATCTGGCTTACCTTCTGGTTTAAATGATAACATAGCTGGGTTGGAAATTGCTATGAACTTATCGTTTACTAACTGCCCTGCCATATTAGTTACGCTAGTTATTTTAGCATATTCTTTGGCAGCTTCGGCGCCGACTAA